TGTCGATTTCTCAAATTTTGATCATAATATTAAGTTCTCTGTGATTAAGGATACTGTACAAACACTTATTGATAGAATAATCCCTTACTATGATAATGAAATGCAGATTTATATAAAAAATGATCTTCAAGAATTTCTAAGTGTTGAACCTGAAGTGTATTATGGTAATAAATCATTCAAATATCAAGACGGAATGTTATCAGGTTGGAAATTTACCAATATAATTGAATCATTCATCAATATGTATTTTTGTAAACAAGCCACCAAACTGATGTCAAACAAGGTGAAATATAAATTTGATCACCTATTCTCAATTGGAAATGGAGATGATAATGTAACTTGTATTAGATTAAATGATGACATTAGTCCTGATAAATTTGCCGAGGATTACAAACAATACATTGAGAGTTTTGGTTGTTTACAGTGTAACTAAATCTATGCCATCATTTTTTATGTATGAATGGCTAAAAGAAATATATTCATTTAATGGTTCAAGATCTGGTTATGGTTTTAGACAATGGACATCTTTAATGTATAAACAACCAACTTCCACTGCAAAGTATCAGCTTATTAATGAACTTTTTGAATTAGCAAATGTAATCAGTGATACTTATAATTGTGATCACAATGAAATCTTAGAATTTATATTGGTAAACTCAAAGATTAAATCTGTAAGAAATAATTATTCGTATATCCTTAAAGATCAATATAATGTAGTAAGGGAAAAAATTCCTTCTTATGTTATCTCAGTTGATGTTGAAAGCACTCCAATTTATGTAGCTTTATCCAGTTTGATATCTAATGATGAATTCTTAAAATCGATAATTAAACAAGTCTTCTTAGTTAAGAATGATTATAAAGAGCAAATAACTAAATCAGCTTATCAAAATGATCAATTCTTAAAAAATGGGTTGGCATTGTTTAGTGATCCTATTGTGAATAATCAAATAACTATCAAGAATGAGAATCGTTTATATTATTTACAAAAATGGACTATTGAGAATTCTTTCCCAACTATACCAGATTATAATCTTTCAAAGATTATAAATGAATATCTCCTATCAGAACCTAAACAATTACACTCAATCATTATTAGATGTCAAGTATCTAACTCTGAAGCAAGAAAATTTTATGGGGATTTGGTTATAAATAGAGTTAGACAGTACTGTATCATATTAAGTTCTATTCCTGAA